GGCACTGTTGGCGCAAATGAACTAGCAGTATTCAGCGGTAAGCAAATTATATACACACAGCCTGAAACAGGAGGAACGTTTGCAATCGGTAACACAATTCAAAATGATCCTTCAACTCCTAGTGCAACTGGTACAGTAATTGAAATAAGCACACTAACTGATGAACAATTTGGTAGTATTAGAAAAATTGTTTATACTGTTGGTACAGGAACATTTGATCCAGACAACGATACTATAACAAATGGTACTGCATCAGCAGTTGGTCTTACAACTGCACTACAAGCAGATGTAGGCGGACCGTTCCCAGAAATTACACATGCTAGTGAAGCAACAGGTAGTGACATAAACTTGTCCATTACTAGGACATCTGGTGGTGCAGAATATAATTTGCAATATGAAGCAGACAGTTTAATCAACGCTGATGTAAGTCCTACAGCAGCCATTGCACAAAGTAAACTTGCATTGAACACAGCTGGTACAAGAGCAAACGCTACAGGAATTGCACAAAGTGACTTGGGTGTTGCTACATTTAAGAATACCGAATTTACTGAAACAAGTGGTTTTGTAGAATTACAAACTAGTTCAAGTTTAACAACAGGTATTGCTCCTGCTAAACTACAATGGGTAGCTACAGACACTGTGCTAGGTAGAAGTGCAGCAGGTAACGGTGCTGTAAGTGCAATATCATTTGATACAATTTTATCAGAAGGTGGTGCTGTTAGAGATAGTGAATTAGGGGCTTTTGCCGCCAGCGGAGACGAAGTTCTTATTAGAACAGCAGCAGCTACATATAGCACTACTGAAATTACTACAACTGGTGAAAATAGTAAAATTGTAAAAACACAGGCAGATGGTAATATCAGAGCGCAAGGATTGATACTAGGTGGTGCTGATACGTATGAAGTTGCAACAACAACTGGTACCGGTACCACACTTACCCTTAAAACACCTGGACAGGCTGTTATATTAAATGCAGTAGGAACAGATAGTGCATCACTTGTTACTGAATTCCCAGGTATTATAGACGTAGGTAGTACAGGACAAACAACAGAAGGTAATTTCCAAACTGCTAGTAGTTTTACAGGAGAAGGTTTTGTTTCAACTGATTGGTTGTACAGTAACTTCATTGAAGCTCTATCTGAACGCAATGCTACAAGCACTGGTATAGGATTAGGCGCAGGCGGCGGATTTACTGAAAGTGCTGCAAATACAATAGTATTTGTTACTAACGGTACTACTGAAGTTACAATAAATGATTCAGGTCTACAAGTTGATAATGTTACAAGTTTAGCTACAAATGGAGATCTTGCACTAAGCGGTAATGGATCAGGAAATGTTAATATTACTGACAGTTTAGATGTTGATACTATAACTGCATACAGCGGCACTAATACAAACTTGTCACTAGACGGAAAAGGCTCAGGTGTTGTAGCAGTAGTTGACGGAATGACCGTAGGCGGAACTGCTACATTTAATGGTAACGTTGACCTAGGTAATGCTACAACAGATACAGTAACATTTACAGCAAGAGTTGATTCAAGTATTGAACCTGATGCAACATCCAACAACAGAAACTTAGGTAACACAGCTAGAAAATGGAACACGGTCTATGCTAGTGTGTTTGATGGAACTGCAACTTCAGCACAATACGCTGACTTGGCAGAGAACTATTTGGCAGATGCAGATTATGATGAAGGAACGGTGCTAGTGTTTGGTGGAGACGAAGAAGTTACAGTTACAACTACAAAAGGCAATACAAGAGTTGCTGGTGTAGTATCAACTAATCCAGCACACTTAATGAACAGTGCATTACAAGGTAATTATGTTACAGCAATAGGCTTACAAGGGCGTGTACCATGTAAAGTACTAGGACAAGTAGCTAAAGGCGACATGTTAGTAACAGCAAGTATTCCAGGTTATGCTATAGTTAACAACTCACCAGGTGTTGGACAAGTAATTGGTAAAGCAGTAGGTGCTAAGTCCGATGATGGCAAAGGCATAGTTGAAGTTGTAGTAGGGAGAGTATAATGGCTAAGCAAATTGTAAATATTGGATCAAGCGTAAACAAAGGGGACGGAGATCCTTTACGCACAGCATTTGATAAAATCAACGACAACTTTGACGAACTGTATGCGGCAACTACATTAGACTTAGATAGTATAGGATCTAACATGATACCTACTACTGACGGGACTAGAGCATTAGGTAGCACTACTAAAAGGTGGTCGGACTTGTATGTTAAAGATTTTGTTTATATTGGCAATGCAAGACTACAAGCAGATGCCCAAGGCAACTTAGTTGTAAATGGAGCAAGTATTAAACTTGACGGTGATGTTACCGGAAGTATCTTTGGAGACGATAGTACATTACTTGTAGACGGTGTTAACAATAAGATTGTTGGATCTGCAGAACCTACTAGTTTTAAAGCTCCTATGTTGACACAAGCAGCAATAGATGCATTAACGGTAGCAGAAGGTTTATTCGTTTACAACACTACAACAGGAAAATTCCAAGGCTATGCAGCAGATGCTAATAATGATAGTACAGCTGGATGGGCTGATTTACACTAAATATACATATAGGAAAAGAAAATGGCAGTTAGATATCCGCTAGTAATAGATACAACAGATAATAATAAGATTAAAGAACTACCGTTGAATGATAGTTTAAATCTTAGCTCAAACAGTATTGTAAACGCTGTCAACATAACAGCAAGTGGAACATTGACTGTTGCAAACTTAGTTGTTGATAGCAATAGTGTATCAATCAATGGCAACTCTATAGCAACTGTTGCACTAACAAACAGTTATACAGATTTAAGCAATCAGCCTTCATTGTTTGACGGACAGTATGCTTCACTTACAGGACGTCCTACTATAGTATCAACAACTGAAGACTTAGCCGACGTATCAAGCACACAAGCAACAAACGGACAAGCACTAATATATAATTCTACAAGCGGAGTATACGAGCCCGGAAGTATTGCAGATGCAGCTTTAGACTTAACAGGCCAAAGTATTTCAGAACTAGCTGATGTTGCTGTAATTAGTATAGCAACTAATCAAGTGTTAAAATGGACAGGTGCTACATTTGCAAATAGTAATGTTGCATTTAGTGAACTTACAGGAACGCCAACAACATTAGCAGGGTATGGTATAACAAATGGTTATGCAAATACTGATGTAGATGCACATATTAATGTAAGTAGTGCATCAACCAACGAAGTATTAAGTTGGACAGGCACTGACTACGCATGGGTTTCAAATGCAGCTGGCGGAGACTCAATTGGTAACTTTACACTATCATCTAGTGTTATTGATACTGACGATAGTAGTGGAATTACTATTACTCCAGCAGTTACTATTAGTAGTGATTTAAATGTTGAGAACGATTTGCGTGTAACTAATATAGTTTATGCAGAGACTTTTGAATCTACAGCTACAGGTGCGCCAACATTAACTAGTGCAAGTTCAATTAATCTTAGTGCAACTGATAGAGTTACAATAAACAAGAGTCCATTAAAGTTTGCAACCTTTACATCAACAGAAAGAGACGCACTTACAAGTGTAGCAGGTGATACGTTATTCAATTCCACTACTACAAAGCTACAAGTTTATACTGGATCTGCTTGGGCAGACCTACATTAAGGAATACTTATGAGTGAAAGAGAATACATTGTAACTCTTAATAAAGGTGTTGACTACGATGCATTTAATCAAGAGATGATAGCAAACACTGGTGCAGGAGATATTCCCGGACGTAGTGTAGATATAGCAGACGCAAGACTAGGGTCACAACGTAATACACATTACTCCCTTACAGACGCCGAAGCAAGTGATTTAAAAAACGACAGTAGAGTATTAGATGTTGCAATACCTCCAGATCAAGATGATAACTTAGAAATTGGCCTTAACACAACCTTTAGCGGAACTTTCTATAAAGGAACTTCAGAAGGTGGTGAATATATAGACTGGGGTAAAAGACGACATAGTGTAATTACTGAAGATACATCCTGGACAACATCGTTAGCAGGATCATATGATTTTAATCTAGATGGCAGTGGAGTAGATGTTGTAATACAAGATAGTGGATTACAAGTAGACCACCCAGAATTTATAGACGAATACGGCGTTAGTAGAGTACAACAAATTAATTGGTACAATGCTAGTGGAATAAGCGGAACACAAAATGCTAACCATTACAGAGATACAGACGGACATGGTACTCATTGTGCAGGAACAGCAGCAGGTAAATCGTTTGGATGGGCAAAGAACGCAAGAGTATATAGCGTAAAAGTTAACGGTCTTGAAGGTGCCGGCGACAGTGGTACTGGTATTAGTATTAGTAATTGTTTTGATGTTATTAAATTATGGCATAGAAATAAACCAATTGATCCTGTAACAGGACAAAAGCGACCAACTATTGTAAATATGAGTTGGGGCTATTCAACACCATCAACTTCTTTAAACAGTGTATCATATAGAGGAGTAACTTATACCAGCGGAAATGATGCTAGTTTTAGTGCTACTCCTGGTTCACATATGAGAGACACTTATGGAATTTATCCATATAATACTTCATTAGGGTTAAGAGCGCCTGTAAGAATAGCGTCGGTGGATACAGACGTAGAAGAATTAATAGACGAAGGTGTATGTGTTTGTATTGCTGCAGGTAATAATAGTTTTAAAGTAGATGTTAGTGGTGGCGATGATTATAATAATTCATTTGATAGAGGATCAGGTAATGTATTTTATCACCGAGGTAGTTCGCCCTATAGTGTAAATGCATTTATGGTTGGTAGTTTACTAGCTCAATCTAGTGCAGCAGATAATAAAGTAGGATTTAGCACAACAGGACCAGGAGTAGATATTTACGCAGCAGGCAATAATATTGTTAGCTGTACAAGTAATACAAATAAATTTACTGATGCTGCTTACTACGGTTCTGCTAGTTTTAGACAATGTAATATTAGTGGCACTAGTATGGCTAGTCCGCAAGTATGTGGATTAGGCGCATTATATTTACAAGCAAACCCAATGCTCACACAAGCACAGTTACAAGATATGATACATAAAGATTCGAGCGAAACATTAGAAGCAGGATCACTTACAGGGTACGGCGATACAAATGATGCTATGGGCGGACCACGGAGAGTAATGGTATCAAGATATACAAAAAACATACCTTTTTCAATTAAATTATCAGGTAAATATAGTATTAGGAGTTAAGAAATGGCAATACAAAGTATAAACATAGGTAGTATAGCAAACGACGGTACTGGTGACGATCTTCGCGAGGCGTTTAATAAAGTAAATGCAAATTTTACAGATTTAGATTCAAAACTAAGCGTAGCCGAAGGAAGTGATGCAGAAAATTTAGGACTAGGCGAAGGACTATTTGCACAAAAAAGTGACAACACTCTCCAGCTTAGGAGTATTGTAGCAGGATCTAATATAAGTTTGAGTGGGGGCGGTAATAGTATTACTATAAGCGGCGATGCATCTATGAAGCAACTTATAGTTGTAAGTGACAGCGGCAGTGTTGTACTCGGCACAGGAAATCAAACAATACGTATTCAAGGCGGAACTGGTACAACTACTAGAGTAACATCAGAAGATGTCTTTATTGATATTGACGGCACTAATTTAGTGGCAGCTGATACTGCTCCAGTATTAGGCGGCAACTTAAATGCAAACAGTAAAAATATATCTGCCGCAGGCACAGTTACAGCAACATCATTTGTTGGACCTTTAACTGGGTTAGTTAACGGAATAGATGTAAGTAGTTTAGATCAGTTTGTTCTTGGCTTTGACTTTGGTGCGATTGTCCCTACAATAAATAGTTTTTCACAATATTTTGCAGCAAACACAGACGTTGATCTAGAATCATTTACTATACCAAATGCCTCAGTAATCGACATGGGTACGTTTGCCTAACTCCGATAAATACATTATAAGGAGTATTATATGGCCGATTTTTGGACTATCCGATCTGATAAAACAATAGCAACAATTGAAGAACGCACTACAGTTAGACTATCGTTACCGTTAAACGGCCGGTATCTTCCGTTAGCTACGTCTGGAATGACTGTAACTGTTATATCAGGAACGATACCTAAAGGAATGCGATTATCCGGATACGAAATAGTTGGTACACCATTTGAAGTTGTAAGAGACACAAAGTATGAATTTTGTGTTAGAGCAACACTTAACGGGGTTGTTAACGATAGAACATTTAATGTAATTGTAACTGGCGCAGACGATCCTGTATGGACTACGTCTGAAGGTAGTTTGCCAATAGGAGCAAACAAGGCATTGTTTATTATTGACAGTGCTCCTTTAGATTATCAATTAATAGCTGTAGACCCTGATGTGTCTGCAGGCGGTAATTTAGAATATACAAAAATAGCAGGCGAAATACCTCCAGGCATTACACTAACAGTCGACGGCAGACTTGTAGGTGTTGTTGAACCTATACTTGCTTTAGAAAAGCCAGCGGGGTCAGGATTCTATGACGAGAATAACTATGGTAGTTTTCCTTTTGATTTTGGTGAAAGATCTAGTAACGGTTTTGATAGTTTCTTTTATGACCTAACCATCTATGATTTATCAACTCCTACACAGTCACCTAAAAAATTAAATAGATATTATGAATTTACTGTAAGGGTATCTGACGGTGATAGTATAGCAGATAGAACTTTTAAAATTTATGTTGTTGGTGACGACTTCCTTAGATCAGATAACTCAATCATGCAAGTTGCCAACGGAATATTTACAGCTGACGTTTCTAATGTAAGAGTTCCTATATGGTTAACTCCTAGCAACTTTGGATATAGACGAGCAAACAATTATGTAACATTATACTTAGATGTAATTGATCCTAATCCAGAAACTGGTATAATAACCTATAGCCTACAAGAAACAAATGATGATGGTAGTGTAAGTACATTGCCGCCTGGACTACAACTAGATTTGCAAACAGGCGAATTAGGAGGCAAAGTTCCTTACCAACCTGCTATTACTATTCAATATAAATTTACAATAAGAGCTACTAGATCCGAAGCAAACACAACTACTCAGCCATTTAAAAATAAAACATTTACTTTAAATTTATTGGGTGAAATAGACAGTGTTATTACTTGGAACACAGCATCTACACTAGGAGCAATTAGTTCAAACTATATAAGCACGTTGTCAATTAAAGCAACAACAACTGTACCTAATGCAAACTTACTTTATATTTTAGAAAGCGGATCTTTACCTCCAGGATTACGATTAGGACCAGGTGGAGATATAATAGGTAAAATTAATAGTTTCGGTACTGTAAGTAATCCAGGACTAACTATTTTTGACAATCAAAGTTTAACATTAGATGGTAACACATCAAGCATTGACAGAGAATTTACTTTTACTGCTAGTGTTAGAGACCATTACGGATACAGTAAAATCACACGTAAATTTACATTAACTGTTACTGATCCAGATGACAAGTTGTATAGTAATATAACTGTAAGACCTTTTCTTTCTGCGACGCAAAGGAGAGCACTAACAGAAATAGTTACAGATAGTAGAATATTTGATAATGATAAGATTTATAGACCTAATGATCCTAACTTTGGTTTACAGAAAAATCTTCAAATGTTAATTTATGCTGGAATAGAAACAAAATTAGTTAATCAATATGTAGCAGCTATGGCTAAAAACCACAAACGTAAAAAATTTAGACTAGGCGATGTTAAAACTGCAATAGCAAAGAATCCTGGTAGCAGCGAAACAGTTTATGAAGTTGTTTACGTAGAAGTTATTGATCCAGCTGAAAGCACAACAGGAGTTAAAACACGTACTAACTTTACAATTACTACGCAAAACAAAAACAGTGTAGATTCTGAACTTTATACTTCTGATGGATATAGTATTGAAGGACAAAGTATCGATCTTACTATGCCGGACTCTATAACTCTTGGCACAAGACGTTTTAGCAATGTTGAAGTAGATTTAACTCCTAGTATCACTGTTACACAACGTAATAATTCAGTAGCAAGGATTGCAAGCGGAGACGGATTTCAAGTAGGTGTTCGCAGTGGATTAGATATAACTAGCCCAATAACACAAGGACAATTTGATCCATATAGGTTTAGACCTAATCCAGAAAACACTATTAAAGTTGATTCAGATGCATTGAGTATTGACGGAGCAAATGATACTAAAAGATTTATTTCTAGCATTGACAATATGAGAGACAGAATAAAAGCTGTTGGCGAGACTGAAATTAATTTTTTACCTTTGTGGATGAGGACTTCACAACCAGGTGCAGTAGCAACTTTAGGGTTTGTTAATGCAATACCTTTAGCATATTGTAAGCCAGGGCAGAGCACAAGTGTAAAAAATGCTATTACTAATGCAAAGATAAAATTTAACCAGTTTAATTATGATATAGATAGATATGTCATAGATAGCACAACTGGAGTGAGCCAAGAAAAATATCTAATGTTCGCAAATTATAAATACAACCTTTAATAGATATAAATACTAACGGAGAAACAAATTATGGCAACTACAATAAGTTCAAGTGCAATACAAGGTATAGACGCACTATACCCTGTAGCCGGTGTGGACAATGATTCACAAGGCTTTAGAGATAATTTTAACATTATTAAAACACAGTTAAACAATGCGGCAACAGATCTAACAACACTAGATACAAATACAGCAAAGTTAAATGCAAATAACGATTTTAATGCTAACGATATAACAGATGCAAACTTTATTGCTAACACTGAAGAAGTTAACAATATTGGAAATATTGCTGCAAGTCAAAACATAAACTGGACAGATGGAAACTATCAAACCTTAACTGTAGCAGCTAATCCCATTACATTGTCTTTGACTGGATGGGGAGCAACAGGTAAACTTTGTAAAATAAGATTACAAATAGCAACAAATAATGTGTCAAACGTTATAAATTGGAATGCCGTTGGCGGCACAGTACTAAAAGGTCCTGGCTTCCCAGCATCATTTACAGTTAGTGCTACATCTAACAAATATGCAATAGTAGATTTTTGGACAAGTAATGCTGGTACAACTGTGTTTGCTGACTATGTAGGTGAGTACAGCTCGTAATGAGTCATCCTCTGCTAGAAAATCTTACAGTATTATCCGAAGCAGACTTACAAGAACGGCTTTCAAGCATTTCAACAAAATATTGGCAGACTCAAAATCCAGACGTTCGTTCTCAAATGATAGTTATAATAGACGAACTAAAATACGAACTGAGACTGCGGTCATCTAAACCAGTAGAAAATACTGAAGATAATGGCGATAATTCTCTTGACAATCTGATTAATATCAGTTAAAATACATGTATGCTTATGAAAACAGACTCTCTCGGTATTCCGCGATTTACAAATAAAGATTTAATTGATATGATCTATACTGGTCATGCAGACAAAGTCCATGTGGTATTGTGTGATGCAGATAACGATGTAGATAAGTTTAATGAGGCTATGGAAGAACAAGGTCTTAGTAAACTACAAAAATATATTCCATTAGATGTAGATCAAAAGACTTTTGACGGTGTATGTCAAAGTGAATGGTTTATGCCTAATGAATATAAAGACATTAATGTATACAAGTATGTGCTAGGTAAAGCAGAAACACCTTGCCCGCAACATGTACAAGATCGTATATGGGAAGAGATGGAACAGTACAAACAACGTGATATGCATAACCTATTACGTTATATGATCTATCTTGTGGACTTTATGCGTGAGAATAACATTGTATGGGGTGTAGGTAGAGGATCAAGTGTAGCCAGTTATGTGCTGTATTTGATAGGAGTACATAAGATAGATTCAATCCAGTATGACCTGGATTGGAGAGAGTTCCTGAGATAAGTACTAATATAACTAAGGAGGTATAACTATGCCAATGAAACAAGTAGGACGTAAAACATATAAGTCAATGCAGGGTAGAAGCATTGATATGGATTTACTACGTCAAAAAAACGAACTTACTCCAGCAGTAGGTAATGCAAAAGTAAACGCAAGAGGCGATGAATTAGGTCCAGGTGGCAAAATTGTCAAAACAAGAGAACAAGTGTTAGCCGACTATCAAAACTCAAACCCGGGTGTGCCAGATGAACTTGCTATAGCAAAATCAAAAGATGTTGTAGCAGAAGAAAATGATGCACTAGTAATTGAAGATGAATGGCTTGAAGATGATGACGGAAACTTTGTTACAAAGGAGAAATAGAGTTGCATAAAGTACAAGGTCCTATTAGGGCTATCAATAATAGAGTGTTAGTATCACATATGCATTTTGGTGAGCAAACAACAAAAGGTGGTTTAATCATCAAAACTGACGATGGTACTACTAGAGGAATCTATCCAAGATGGGGTAAAGTCTATGATAAGGGTCCAAAAAATAATGACGACTACAACGTTGGTGATTGGATTCTAATTGAACACGGTCGTTGGACAAGAGGTGTTGAACTTGACGACACTACAATAAGAATGGTAGAAGCAGAAAGTATACTAGCATACTCAGAAACTAAACCCGACGATGTACAAATAGGTGCAGAATATAGAGATGGAGAACATGCTACTGTTGATCCGTCATCATTTGTAAACGCAAGCTAATAGAGGTTAAATTGACACAAGTAGATCTAAACAAATATAAAGACTTTGTACGTGAAGTTACAAGTTCAGAGTCGCTATCAAGTATGCAGATGTATAATCGTATAATTGAAATTGAAACTACCGAAAGCAAAATGAAAGTAAACATGGCGCAACTTATGACAGGTGCTGTTGGCATTTGTGCAGAAGGTGGTGAGTTTATGGAGATCATTAAGAAATGTGTATTCCAAGGCAAGCCTATGGACAAAGACACACAGTTTCACGCAATGCGTGAACTAGGCGACATCATGTGGTACTGGATGAACAGTTGCAGTGCGTTAGGCATAGACCCTAATGATGTAATTGCAGAAAATGTAAATAAACTTAAGAAACGGTATCCAGGTGGAGAATTTGACGTACACTATTCAGAAAATAGAAAAGAAGGAGATTTGTAAATGAGTACTATTGCAGGAGCACGTACAGCCTATGACGAAGGGCTACGTAATTTTATGCTTAACATGTATAATCACACAGCTGCAGGTTTAGGTGTTAGTGGTGTTGTTGCATGGGTAACATATTCAACAGGAGCATTATATGCAATGGGCAGTCTTATGTGGCTGTTTATGCTTGCTCCTTTAGGTATGATACTTTATTATAGTTTTGCAGGACAAAACTGGAGTAAAGACGCATTAACAAAATTTTATTATATCTTTACAGCAGTAATGGGGGTAAGTCTAAGTACAATCTTTGCTGTATATACAGCATACAGTATTGTACAAGTATTCTTTGTAACCTCGGCAACATTTGCTGGTGCGAGCTTATACGGATATACGACCAAGAAAGACCTCACAAGCATGGGTAGCTTCCTTATTGTAGGGCTTATTGGAATTATTATTGCTAGTGTTGTAAACATATTTTTACAAAGTTCAGGTATGCAATTTGCAATCAGTATTATAGGTGTTATTATCTTTACAGGATTAACAGCATGGGACACTCAAAATGCTAAAAGAATGTACCTACAATATCAAGATAGCAGCATGGGCATAAGATTTGCTTTGAGCTTATATCTAAACTTTATAAACCTATTCCAAATGTTATTACACTTAATGGGCAACAGAGAATAAAAAACACTTGACTTCTATTAGTTTATACGCTATAATAAGTATAAATTAATAGGAGTTTTCTTTTGACTAAAAAGGTAGTAGAATGAAAGAGTTAGAACTAAAACGATGAATCCAGTACCAAGAAACCAAAATTTGCATAGCGACGAAGTACAAGAATTTCTAGATAAAGGTGGCAAAATTCAAACCTTTGCATACGGAGAAAGAAGTGAGAACATACCGTATACCGGTGGGTTCTACGGAAAACGTAAAAAACAAGAACCACAAGTTGAAAGTGAAGAAACTGACGAGGAATAATATGCCAGGTACACTAAACAAGCTACAAGAGCTTATGGTTCTTACTATGGAAGAATGTGGTGAGCTTACACAACGTTGTAGCAAAATTATCCGTAAGTTTGAAACACTTAAAGAAGTCACAGAAGAACAACGTGTGCTATTACTTGAAGAAGTTGGCGATGTACAATGCTTGATCAATCTAATGATTGACTGCAAGCTCTTGACAAAAGCCGAAATTGATGCTAGAATAGATACTAAGCGTGACAAATTAAAAATATGGAGTAAGTTAATCAAATGAAAGAACTATGGGTAGAAAAGTATCGTCCTAAGACGATAGACGGTTATGTGTTTCGTGACGAAGCACAACGTAGCCAAGTAAAGACTTGGATTAAAGATAAAACAATACCGCACTTGCTGTTTAGTGGTAACGCAGGTATTGGTAAGACGACACTTGCTAAACTATTGTTTAACGAACTTGATCTTGAACCGTTAGACATTCTTGAAATTAACGCAAGCCGCACAAACAGCGTTGATGATGTGCGTGACAAGATTGTTAACTTTGTACAAATGATTCCGTTTGGTGACTTTAAGGTTGTACTACTTGACGAGGCTGACTATTTGTCGCCTAACGCACAAGCCGCACTACGTGGAGTAATGGAAGAGTATCATACTACTGCACGTTTTATTCTTACTTGTAATTATCCAAACAAAGTTATTCCTGCACTACACAGTAGATGTCAAGGATTTCATATTGCTAAGATTGATCAAACAGAATTTACAGCAAGGGTTGCAGAAATTTTAATTACAGAAGGTGTAACGCCGGACTTGGATACACTTGATACATATGTTAAGGCTACATATCCAGACTTGCGTAAGTGTATCAACACAGTACAAATGAACGTACAAGACAACAGTTTGTTAAAACCAAACGAAGGTGACACAGGCGAAGCTGATTATAAACTTGAAATGGTTGAATTGTTTAAAGCAGGCAAGATACAAGAAGCACGTAAGATGCTTTGTGGTGCTGTACGTCCAGAAGAAATGGACGATATCTATCGTTGGTTATATGACAACATTGAGTTGTTTGGTGACGAAGAAAAACAAGATACTGCGGTGCTTGTTATTAAACAAGGATTAGTGGATCACACCTTAGTAGTTGATCCAGAGATTAACTTAGCGGCAACACTTATTAGATTAGCGAGGTTATAGTGACTTACTTAGTAACAGATAATTGCATTAAATGTAAACACATGGATTGCGTAGAAGTCTGCCCTGTAGATTGTTTTTACGAAGGTGACAACATGCTTGTCATTAATCCTATGGAATGCATAGATTGCGGAGTATGCGAACCGGAATGTCCAGTTGACGCTATTGTGCCAGACAATGCACTAACTCCAGACAAACAAGCATATTGGGAAATATTTAACCAAAGGTACTCAGATGAATGGCCTAATATTACTCAGATGCGTAAAGAGGATGTTCCTGCTGACGCAAAAGAGTGGGACGGGGTGCCTAATAAAGTAGAGGAACATTTTAGTGAAAAACCAGGAAAAGGCGACCAGTAATAAATCGCTTATAAATGACATAGTACGCATTGACGTACTTGAAGAAGAATTAGAATATTATAAAACGTTGTTACAGCCACAAGACACAGGTCATATACATACAACAATCAGTTTTATAATAAATAGAATCAACAATCTAAAAGGAGTACAAAAAGGATGGCCGTTCGACTAATTTCATATAGTAAAGCAAGTGAATTTGAAACTTACGATGATGGAGGCTTACTTGACTTACAAGACCTTATTGCTTATTGTGCTAGGGTAAGTAACCCTAGCAATCAAATGAATAAAGAAACTAGCGAAAAGTTAATTAAATATTTAATTAAACATGCACATTGGTCACCTTTAGAAATGGTTAATGCTTGTTTAGAAATACAAACTACACGTGACATTGCACATCAGATTGTAAGACACAGAAGTTTTGCATTTCAAGAGTTTAGTCAACGTTATGCAGATCCCAATGATCAAGCACAAATGTTTGAATACAGTGAAGCACGTTTGCAAGATCCTAAGAATAGACAAAACTCAGTTGAAGTTGACGATGCAAAGTTACAACTTGATTGGGAACATGCACAAAGACGTATTGCAGTTCTAGCAAAAAAAGAATATGACTGGGCTATTAAAAAAGGTATTGCTAAAGAACAAGCCCGCAAAGTATTACCTGAAGGCATTACAAAAACAACATTGTATATGAATGGCACATTACGAAGCTGGATTCATTACATTGATCTAAGAAGCGCAAATGGAACACAGAAAGAACATATGGATATTGCAAAAGAATGTGCATTAGTCATTGCAAAGATATTTCCATTGATGAATGACCTTTGATAGCTGATCTTTATAAAATTTGGAATATTGGCTCTAAAAACATCCACGGAGATCAGTTTACGGGGTATGAGCCAGTATACTACCAATTAGACCAATTTACCAAAGAGACCTACGAAAAAGACCCTCAAGGCACTATAGATAGTGTTTTTGACATCTATCGATCCATAGATCTAGTACCAATTTTGTATTTTACAAAAGATGGCATTTTAAAGGCAATTAAGGACTTTCAACATACTAGTTACAATAGTGTGCAGAATGAAAAGATAAGTTTAGGAAACAACAGAGGGCAGCCTCTGTCACGTTTTTTGTTTCCTAATATGATGACTGCTGAACCTAAAGGTAGAGGCAGTAATAGTTTAAAAGATAGATTTTATGATGACACAAAACTAAAACGTGCAATACGTATATGCTTTGAAATGCGTGAGGGGAATCACTTAGTTTATCCAACTGCAATGCGTAGGGCTTTAGAATTAGTTACAGGAGAAAATGTACAAAATTTTAAACCGCAAAATGCTAGAGCAATAGTGGAACACTTGTGTCCTGTATTGTGGGGGAATGTTTATGACTATAGCTGTGGGTACGGAGGAAGATTACTTGGTATAGGATCAAGTAATATGAAGTACAACTACATAGGCGTTGAACCTAACACAGAAACTGTAAAATATTTAAATTTCTTTAACGAATGTATTGAAGAAGCAGTAGGAGTTAAAGGTACAATAATACAAAATGTTAGTGAAGAATATCAACCAGAGGATATAGATTTAGCATTTAGCTCACCACCTTATTTTAACTTGGAGAAATACTCAAATGAAGATACGCAATGCATGGTCCGCTATAAAACGTTGGATGATTGGTTTGATGGCTACGTTACTCCGACCATTGAACGAATATATAGAGGACTCAATAGAGAAGGACTTTTCGCAACTAACTTGGCCGATTACAAAACCTACGGACAAAAAGAACCGGTCGAAGTTGTTGAAAGGTGGATCGAAGTATCTGAAAGAATAGGATTAAAACACGTATCCACTATTAAGATGATGTTAAACACCCGACCAGGAGTTGGTAATCAAAAACTGGCCGGGCGGGAAAAGTTTGAGGGTGTTTATGTTTTTAAGAAATAGTTAACTATCTCCGTATATCTTTAACACCTCCTTTACAGCTTCGTGCCTCTCAATGTCTCCTTGTGCAAAATGGACTATGTCCAAACGGGCGGAATTGTTAGCTTGTAACTTTTGTACAAAACTTATTAAACCGTTATCTTTGATTCTATCTGCCTGAGCAAGATCTCCTGTAACAGCCATTCTTGAACCTTCACCTAACCGTGTGAGTAACATTTTCATTTGGTTTTCTGTTGCGTTTTGCATTTCGTCAGCCAATATAAAACATTGCTTAAACGTTCGCCCTCTCATATATGCAAGAGGTGCTATTTCTATTATGCCTTCGTCAATCATATCTGATATTTCTTTAGCATGGAAATAGTCTCTTAGAACATCAAAAATTGGTCTCGTCCAAGGAGCCATTTTCTGTTCTAATGTACCAGGTAAAAATCCAAGATCTTCGTCAACCGACACCGCCGGTCTAGTTACAATGATCTTGTCAACAACGCCTTCTTTAAACATTTTTACAGCCACCTGCACCGCAAGCAGTGTTTTACCGGTTCCTGCAGGGCCTACACCGAAGACTATGTCTTTCTTCTGGTCTAGCAGTTTTAGCGTGTATTGTTCTTGATTTTTGTTTCTTGGAAGGATAGTTACTTGATTTTGTTTTTTGAAGTTAGTAAATTCAACTACATTGCTGTAGTTAGTTTGTCTCTTTTGAGACTTTCTTTTTGCACCCATTAAGTGTCCTCCTTACATGGATCGATGTAAGTAGAGCCTTGTTGCTCGGTCGAGCATTTGCTCTACAAAAGTATTTAGCATCTCATATTACTTCAAAAGCACTTTGTTATTGATTATTTGCGATAAATAAGTATAATAAGTTTTGGAAACAATATGCAAAATATATATGATATAATTAAAAACGTTGAGGGCATTTACGAAAGCAATACAGCGTTTCAAGTCTTAAAAGACTTCGAACGTGTATTAGACGAATTAGATCTCTATGTTTACAAGAACTGGGAAGACGGCGAATTAGCTGAAGGTCCAATTATAGATAGACACTGGATCACATGTAAATTTTTCTGGCCAAGAGCTAAAATGCCAGATCCAATGGGCGGTAAAAGATTACTGGATTACGATTGTAAAATAACATATGAAAAATCACACATTGCTAAACCACGTAGAATACGTCAGCCCGGAGACATACGTCCTGGTACTAAAAAAGGCAAACTAGATAGGTTACCTATATGGATAGTTGAAATTGTGATGCCAAAAAAATTAGTAGCAGATATATACGGTGCTTACTCACAGAAAATGGAATTAGTAACAGAACCAGCAATAGAACAATCAGATGCACAACCAGGCGAACAACCTGCTGATGCAATGGCAGGGGCAGGAGCTCCAGCACCAGATGCGGCAGCACCAGCAGCTGATCCGGCGGCAGGAGTCATATAATGGGCCTTAGAGAAAACGATTTAAAACACATGGTACACAATGTATTTGAAATTGATTCTTTTAAATCCAAGATGGGTGAAGATGAAGATATAGTAACACTAAGTTTTAGTATAAGAGACAAAGCACCAGCAGATGATTTAGTAAAATTTCTTGAAGGTGGTTACAGTTTTATATTAGATGCAGACTCTACTGCTGGCGAACAGTCAGACGGAACATACAAGGTCTTTGTTGAACTAGAAAGAAACCGTCACATACACGAACATATATTTGAAGTTTTAGATGGCATTAAAAAAATATCAGGCATAGATGATTTAAAGTTTAGATACTATAAAAATTTTAAAAGCAAAGATGCTACGATGGAAAACTTAGATGCACATATTCCAAAAGATCCTAATAATTATGGAATGACTAGAAATCAAACTACAATGGAAAATTATAAAAACTTTTTCAATAACAGTTACGTAGATAGTGTAGACTTACTAGAAAACAATCTTACTATAAAAAAACCATATGCAGATCCGTTAGTATTTGAATTTATAGATTTTGGTAACTATACAAAAATACTAGAAAGCATTGATAGTGGTTTTAATATTAACGCTTATCCAGAAATACTATTTCTAACTAAGTATCTTGGTAACTATAATATTAGCAAATACGGCGACAAACTTATTTTTGAAAACGAAGGACTGGCGCTAGTAGTAAAAAGGAAATAAACTATGGCTAAAGAACACTTTAAATTTGATTTTGAGGAATGGATGGCTGAAGAGCTAATCCATAGAGATGACTGGAAAGATTGGTACGAAGCAATGTTAGAAGTGCTTCCGTTATGGGAAGTAGATACAGCAGAGCGTGTAGCAATGTTTGTAGCACAGTGTGGACACGAAAGCGGTGGCTTCCGTGTATTAAGTGAAAACTTAAATTATAGTGCTAAAGCACTTAACACAATTTTTCCTAAATATTTTAGAAGGGCAGGGAGAGATGCTAACCCATATCATAGACAACCTGAAAAAATTGCTAACGTTATTTACGCTGGACGAATGGACAACGGCGATACCGATAGTGGTGATGGTTGGCGTTTCCGTGGCGGTGGTATACTTCAGTTAACTGGTAGATACAACTACACGCAATTTGCTAAAGAAATGGACATGTCTCCAGAAGACGCAGTAGACTATGTACGCACTAAGAAAGGCGCACTAGACTCAGCTTGCTGGTTTTGGGATACAAACAATCTAAACAAGTATTGCGATGGCATGGACATTGTAGGTGCTACTAAACGTATCAACGGTGGTACAATTGGTTTAGACGATCGTAAGAAACATTACCTACATGCAATGGATGTACTAGGTGGTGACTTTGAAGAGCCAGAAACAGATTATAATCAAACTATCAGAGTAGGATCACGTGGTCCATTAGTAGCAGAAGTACAAGAAAAACTTAATATTGCTCCTGCTGATGGAATCTTTGGTCCAGGCACTGCACGTATTGTTAAAGAATGGCAGACATCTAATGGATTAACTGCTGACGGTATTGTAGGACCAAAAACGCTGGGAAAGTTACTAGGGTAAATACAAATATGTTTAGTGGATTAAAAATTGCATTAGTTTTTATAGTTCTAGCTGCGGCTGGAGGAGGATTGTTTTATGTAAAACAGCTACAATCCAATTTGGAAATTGCCCGACTTAACAATGCTAAATTAGAAAGTGCTATTGAAACAAGCGAGCAAAGTTTAGCAACACTTAAAGCAGATAATATTAGACTAAACACGTTATCCGATCAACTAAACGCAGACTTAAACAAATCAGAGCAGTACGGAGATGAACTTCGTGCTACTCTAAGCAAACATAATTTAACACACTTGGCTAATAAGAAGCCAGGACCAATTGAAAAGAGGATGCAAAATGCAACGAATAAACTTTGGGATAATCTCGAGTCTATTACTAGCAACACTCCTACTGAGTAGTTGTAGTAGCTTTTATAAAGA